AACTTGAATGTCAGGCCAATCCCGATAGCTGACACGGCCATAGCCTGATAGTTCTGCATGAAGTTGGCCTGCATCGCATCGAAGGAGGAGCCTGGATCACTGACGATGCCGCCCAGGGTGAGCGCAGCGCCACCGTTCGTGGTGGCCATGGCCATTCCTGAACCAGTGCCGTCAAATCCGAGGACGCCGATTGGTGAATTTGCGAAAACGCCAGAGGTGAGGACGGACGCGTACGCATACGATTCCGCGAGATCGATCAAACTGATTTTCTTGGCAGTGCGCCGCCTAGTCTTTCGGCCTCTTCGCCTCGCCATGATTGAAAAACCGCAGTAGTAGGTTTATAATTTATTGTAATTCTTCAATTGAAGATTGAAACCGTCCGTCCGGGCCTTTCTGCGTGACAACAGCTTCAATCGTGTTCATCTTCTGAGCTGCGATCGACTGTATCATTTGTGCAATCGCTCCCTGTATCGGATTAGGCGGCTCGAAGTCGATCCCGCCTTCCATTACACGGTCCACGAGCGCCTTCAGTGCCAGGGCGAGGCGCTCATCGAGCAGTTCGAGCATGTTTGCAAGCTCGATCCGCAGCCAGAGAGCGAAAATGACCATTCCAGACAGGGTCAAGAGGTCTAAAACACCTAGAATCAGCAATTCAGTAGCTACCATGTCTGTCCTACCGGCGCGGTCCGTCCATCAACCTTCCTTCTAGACTCAAAAAGACCCCCCCCGCCCTACTTTCACACGCTCAACCCTGTACGCGAGGCCGTTCCTTCTTTGAAGTTGGTGTTCGTTGTATCACTGAACAGTATAATATATGTACTGGGGCCCCCTCTCAGAGTTCGGAGGGCAGGCGAGAATGGTGCATCCAACTCCCGATGAGCCTGCTCTCCACCGGTGATAAAGATGAAGGAAATTGAAGCGAAAATGACTGAGATTAGCATAGGGCATCGCGTAGCCTTCGGCAGGCAATGCTCGCGGAAAGAGCCCGCGGTGGGTATTGTTGAGAAGGTGAATAGGATGAGCTACCGGATCCGACTGACGGAGGATTGGGTACAGGTGAGTCGGACCTACCCCAAAGGTGGGAAGTTCAGAGTCTCCAAAGGAATGGTTTGGAGGTTCTTTGAATGAGGGACTTAGACGAAACTCCCCTGGCTAACCGTGTTCATCTCGGGCAGTGGGTCCTCGCTCAGTGTCCGCACTGTAAGAGGGTGCTAGAGTTGATTTTGAGGGAGGTTGATTGAATGAGCAAGTGCGATGTCTGCGGGAAACCCACAGGATACAAACTCTGGAGGACGCACGTTTGGCGGTGCAAATCTTGCGGCGGGGGGATTCCGTGATGTTCTATTGTGGTTCAGTGTACGTCTGCTTCCGTTGTCAACGAGAACTGAGAAGGACGAATGCTGGGAAGAGAAGTTCAATGTGCGGTCGATGCTGCCGAGAGCTACGAGAGGGTGAGCCAATATGCATTTGATATCAGCCACGCTCACCGATGATGCCTTTGCGATCCGTTCACGTTGGGGGAATCGTCAGAAGAGTGCCGGCATCTCCGAAGCCATCGTATTCTACGATCTACACGGACCGAGCAACCTCAAAGGACTCTGGCGGGAGAATGAGGAAATGAGGAAGAATATCGTCGGACTCCAGAGAAGGATACTAGCTGCACAAGCAGAAATCGACAGATTGGCCTTCTAGGGTGTACCTAGAGGCACCGATTACTCGACCCCGCCGGTCGCTGTGCCTGGGGCTCTGCCTGGTTCCGAGGCCGCTGGAGCCGGAGGCTCGTATCCGCCTCCGAAGTCAGGAAGGTTGGTACCAAAGACACGCTCCAAGATGTCGACGAATCCCCATATCGGCCCTCGAGCTGCGATGGTCACGCCGGCTGCCAGGGCCGCTTGATCCCGTTGAAGAAAGAAATCGGTCAGTATTACGTGGATGTCCTCCGTTGGTTGGGTCACCTGGAATGCGAATGCTATGCCAGTGAAGCCGAGAGAAGCAGCCAGCGTCAAGAGAACAATCATTCCCGTGACGTCGTTCATCAGGGTGACGATCGGCGTCATGATCCGATTGACCTGGTAAGCTCCGATCGCGGACTCGAGGATCTCGCGCTCCTTGTCCTGGAGAGAGATGCGGTACTCGATCACTTTGTCCGGCTTTCGCTTGGTCATCAGACCACCCCGGTGATCGAGTCCCAGAGGGTTCGCCCGAGACCCGCACCGAGAATCCATCCTGCTAGGAACGCAGCTATGTTATCCAGCACGAGGCGCTTCATCTGCTCGAGGACGCTCTCATCCTCGTGCTCGTGGTGCTCAGGCATCTGGCATCACCGGCCATGCATCGGCGGCATCGTTGGCGGTGGCGTTCTCCTGGGGGAGATCTCGAAGCGCCTGGCGGTAGTCCTTCCATGCCTGGCTCATCGTGCGATCCTTGACGGCTCGCCAGTCGGAGTCAGCCAGAGCCCGATTCCGGACCGTTCGAACTTGAACCCATGAGATGTCATCGTAGTATTCGGACGTAATGGAGCCATCAGCAGCGCACTTCACCACACGCCGTTGAATCAATTGGTTCCCCTCCACCCTATCTTAGGAATAGCATAAATCAGAGTCGAGGCCGTCCATGTATCGGAAGAGGTATAGGCGGCAGGTAGGGTGTAATTTGTCTCGCCCGCGGCCTTGAGTCCTCCATAGTTCGGATTCCCCCAGAATACGCACCAGTTCAGGGCTCTGTACATTGTCGGATAGGTGGCGAAGGACCCATCACCCACTATGGCGACGCTGTACCAGGTCTTCGCCTCGAGTGTCACTGTCGCGCCAGGAGTGATTTCGACTCGGCCGCCCGTATCGCAGGCGAAGGACATTTCCGAGTTAGTGACTTTGGTCATCGGGCGACCTATGTTCCATCCCGTATCGTCAGCGGTCGAGAGGGTGTAGATGGCGAGTGATCCAGTCGTCCCAGCAGTACCCGCCGATCCGGTGAAGAATACCGCCATCTCATCGATCTCGGTGTACGATCCAGAATAGAAGGGATAATGCGAGGGTGTGTCGAACGGACTCGCGAACGTGCCCGACTGGCTCATGTCTATCGCTATCGGTAGGGTAGGAATGAATGCTTCATCTGAGGTCGCACCATCGGCTGGACTGAAGGGAACGTAAACCGCCGCATCAGTACCACCACCAGCCTCGAGCAGCCCCGTCCACTCACCAGCTACTACCAGGCGCGCGAGGTTGACGAGCACCAGGCGCCGTAGCTCGTCCTCGTTCATCTCTTCCACGGCGATCGGATTGCCTGTGTCCTGGATGTTCGTGAACGTCACAGTATCTAGATCGAGGTTCTGCAGGTTGGTGTAGACCCTGGGGGACTTCTTGTTGGCGTCTGGCAGTGGCATACGATCACCCGAGGAGTCCGTTCCACTCCGATTTCACTGACAGCCTGGCTAACTGTACGAGCACCAGGCGCCGCAGCTCGTCCTCATTGAGCATCTCGATGCTGATGGGATCGCCAACACCACTCATCTTGTCGTCGTCTGCAGCTAGAGTCTCGAGGTCCAGGTTCTTCAGCAGCTTGTAGACCCTGGGCGAGATAAGGGGCGCATCTGGAAGCGGCATCATCTCATCCCCACGATGAGCATGACATATCCCCAGAAGTTATTGGGGATCGAGCTAGAGATGTCGAACGGTCTCGGCCCTGCCCCGTTTCCGTTGCCGACTGCCCCTCCATTACCTGCTGCTGCTGCGCGCGCTGCGTTGGATGCTGCGACCTGTGCTAGTCTCCTCTGGACCTCGGCAGTTGTGGCAGCGGACACCCCGCCGATCTGTTCGCCTGTCCCAGTTAGTTCATACACACTTTGAACGATTGGCAACGTCGACACCTCACTTGAGCTGCTTAGATCGCATTTTGGCTATTCTCTCGATGCTGTCGAGGTCCTTGGTCGAGATGAAGTCACGAAGATAGAGCTTCTTTGCCTTCGAGAGGATCTCCGCGAGTCGACGTCGACCCGCTGCTTTGGTCATCCGCGCCAATTTTCCACCCCTAAGCACTGGTGAGGAACTGAGCCTTGAAATTCAGGTTGACGGGTGCGGCGAGGTCCGCTGGGAGAGGCTGTTGAACACTGGGGTCGGTGTCGGTGACGCTGCCAACGACGTTGCCCAGGGCGTCGACGATGTAGGCCCCGTTGGTTTCGATAAGAGTACCGTCGACTGTGACGAAAGTCGCGGAAATGCAGGTCTGCGATTGTAATGTGTCGCCGATGCTATTTCCCGTCTGTATGTCCAGGAGCTCATTTGTGGCCCCAGAACTCGGGGTCACATGAAATAATCTCGAGACTCCGCGGTTGGTATAGACTGCAAGAGTCGCACCTCGGTCAGCAGCGGTCTGTGTCATGACCTTGCAAATATCGCCGGCCTGCAGCGTAAAGGGAGCCCAGAGTCTTGGAGTGAAAGTCGAGGCTCCCTTCACACAGACGGAGATGTTTGCAGCCACAACGCCTTGACGGAGGATGTATGCATACGCGATCCCAACGGATCCACTCACTAGACCATGGGTGACTGTCTTGCCAGGAGCATAGTCGCCGATGTTGATGGCACTGACGGTATATACGGTGTCCGTGGTGAGTGATGTCTCGGTGCCTTCGACGACCTCGAGCTTGAGAGGGATGTTCGTGCCGTCGCTGCAGACTAGATTTCCCACGCATGTCGTTGTCGCCATTCAATCACCTCAGATCTTCACGCCGATCCCCAGGGGCTTCATGAGGTTCCGGTTCACATTTGCTATTGGTTTCCTCAATAGGCGCTTGGCAAACTTGAATGTCAGGCCAATCCCGATAGCTGACACGGCCATAGCCTGATAGTTCTGCATGAAGTTGGCCTGCATCGCATCGAAGGAGGAGCCTGGATCACTGACGATGCCGCCCAGGGTGAGCGCAGCGCCACCGTTCG